GCCAATGGTGCTTACTTAATCAATGGATCTTTAGTAGGAACTACAATCACTGTAGCGTAATCTTAATCTTCAAGGTCTTATGACCTTCTCTAGAACCCCCTTATCTAATTGGTTTGGGGGTTTTTTACATATCATTTTCATAAATGGTGATCATAATATCCCCAAATACCTCATCAAGTTCTTCTTGGAAAGAATAGATCTGTGATTGGACATAATCAATTGGAATTTCAGGTTCATTTTCTAACATCCAATGAGAGTGAGTAAATAAGGATACCACATATCCTCTGTCATTCAATTCTTTAATTAAGTCGTTTGTCGTCATATTTCAATTATTTATACAAAAATACGTAGATTATTTGAATCTACCAAACAAAAATGATCAAATAATATTTAATTAAAAAAAGATGATTAAAATTCCAAATTATCAAACATCATTAACTCCGTTTACTCTATTGGAGAAGACAACGTTTCCTTTATCGGCAACGACATATATATTAGAGTTAGATGGTAAACAACTTAATGATCAAACATTATTGTTTTTGACGGGAGATACTTCACCTAATATAAATAGATGGAATTGGTTTCCGATTGATTTAACACCATATAATCTTATTCAAGGTCAATATAGTTATAAGGTTTGGCAAACAACGGGAAACACTCTTACAATCACAGGATTAACGACTAATGATGTTGTTGAAACAGGAGCAGCTTGGATATATGGAACAACACCAGCACCTGCTCCTATTTATGTTTCACCTAATCAAACTAAATATGTATTTGAATAAAAAATTATGAAAGAAGAAATAAAAGAAGAAAAAGGAATACCTGTTAAAATATTCACTTTTAATGAGGCGTATATCCCACCTGTATACAGATTTGAGAAGAAAGGTGAGTATCATTTTTTAAGTTGGGGTAATTCAAATCAATATCCTGTTTATATCCTTGAACTTTATAATAATTATGGTTCTAGTTTGAATCGTGCAATTGTTAATAAGAAATCAAAGTTAAGTGCTGGTTTTGGACTTAAACCTATTGTTGATGAAAGATTACAATTGTGGTGTGATAAAAACAAAATACCTCATTTATTCAAATATTTGGCAAAAGATTTTGAATTGTATAATGGGTTCTGTATGGAAGTTAGATGGTCTCGTGATGGATCAACCTTTGAATTAGGATATGTTCCATTACATACAATTAGAATAGGTTTAAAAGAAGAAGAAGATGAGGCAGATTATTTTTGGTATAGTACTGATTGGGCAAATATCAAAAAAGATGAACATAAACCTGAGTATATTAAAAAATATGATCCTACTGATAGAACAGGTCGTCAATTGTTATATTATATTGAACCAAATCCCGCACATACCAACTTATATCCGATCCCTAATTATTCCACGGCAATAAATTGGATTGATTTAGATTACCAAATCAGTAAGTTCCACGTAAATCAGGTAAGACAAGGTTTTTCTCCTTCATTTATTTTGAACTTTGCTACAGGAATACCAACACAAGATGAACAAAATATGTTCTTCCGTGAGTTTCAACGTAACTATAAAGGTGCAGATGGAGCGGGTAAGATATTAATTACTTATTCTGATGGTGGTGAGTCAAAACCTGAGTTAATTCCAATACAATTAAATAACTCTGATGAGAGATTCTTAATGTTACAGAGTCAAGTTGTGGAACAAATCACAATGGCTCACGAGTTTCCAATAAGTTTAATTTCAACAGAACCTGGTAAATTGGGATCATCTGCTGAACGTAAGGAAATGATGGCGGAACTACAGGTATATTATACAACTCAACGTCAAGAACAATTGGAATACGCATTAAATAGTGTATTGAAAGATATTGGATATGTTGAACCTTTAAGATTAAAACAATATTCTGATGTTGATGAAACAGGATTATTAACACTAAACTAAATTAAATAAAATAAAATGAGTTACACTCCAATAGTATATTTCATATCAACCACATATCTTCGTGAAAATACTCCAATAGAGGACAACGTAGACGACGATAAAATCCTACCATATATTGTACAGGCTCAACAGACGATCCTTCAGGAAGGGATAGGGGAGACAGGTATAAATGCATTGAATACTGCAGTTCAAAATAATACTTTAACATCTGATGAACAAGCGTTTATGAGAAATTACGTTCAACCATTGATTGCTCAATATGCTTTCTACCTTATGTTTCCATTCTTAAATTGGAAATCTACAAATAAAGCGATATCAAAAGAATCAAGTGAGTTTTCAACACCAGCAGATTTGGATGAAATTAAGTATTTAAGATCATCAATATTAGATATGGCACAATTCTATAAGAGAAGAATGGTAAAATATTTATTAGATCACCCTGGAATGTTTATTTGGTATAGTAATCCTGATGCTTTAGATAACTTACCTAAGACGGCTCAATCATATTTTACAGGTGTGTATATACCTCGTGGTGGTGTTAGAGGAAATATAATGAATTGGTACGAACCTTATGGTAGTACATTCCCTTGTGGATTCGGTCCTTGTTGGGATGGTAATTGTTAAACTTTAATTTAAGATATAATATGTGTGATATAACAAAAGAATGGAACATAGATGAACTATTGAACCATCCAAATCTTTCTGATGACTATAAATACCAATTCTTTAAAGATATGGTTGAACAGGAAGAATTTTGTGATTGGTTTGAAACATTAAACAATTTGGGTATTCCAATTGCGGGGTTGGGTATTACAGTAGCTGATTTAGATATCTTAGATTACATCTGGGACCTTAACGATGATGATAAGGGTATTCCTTCATCTACGACTCAGTTCTCTCAGGAGAACTTCTCTGTGATCAATTTATATAGATATATTTCAATGGAGTATGGACCGAGTAGTATTGGACCTAACACAAGAAGATTTTGTAAGATGTTGGTTAGTAGAACAAATGCATCTTTAATGAGACAACAAGATATAACAAGATTAAATTCATCTAACCCTGGATTAGGTAAAGGTGGTTCAGATTCTTATTCAGTATTTGATTGGCGAGGTGGTGCAAATTGCAAACATATGTGGGTTAAGTACAAGTATGATACAGAGTCAAAGAATTTGGTTAAGGCTCCATCTGCAGATCAACCAAGAAATATTCAAGTGGATGGAAAAGTCCCATATGCAAATGGAACAAATACTCCACCACCAAGAAAGTAATTTAAACCCCATTTAATTGGGGTTTATCATTTTAACAATATAATACTGACCCAAGTTCAAATTGTATTGTAGTGCGTGATCTATCTGACGGATAGTATATTGATAGTCCAATTTCTTTTCAATGTCGTTTCTTGAAAAACAAGGTATGTGAATAACTTTATTTTTATGGTGTTTAATAACATAACGTGATCTTTTTCCAACCGACGTTTTCATTTTTGATATCATATTATATTTGATTGACCCCATCTGACCAACTTTAAGATTCAATTTGGATTTAATTTCATCTTCAGTTTTATCTTCTAATAACATTTTCATTAATTCCCTTTGAACCTTCGTAAACTTTGCATCTTCAATACATTCAAATAATATTGATTTATATCTTTCTTTTTCCATTTCAACTTCATATACAGGTTCATCCCATTGGATTGTGGTATCTAAGTTATCTGTATACACTAATCTATTTTTATTATGAAATGAAAGACAAAAGTTTCTAACAATTAGAAATGTATACCCCTTAATCTTATCATAGTCGTCTTCTAAGACACCTTCTTCCATCTTCTCTATAATCTTTAACCAAGTATCTTGAACTATGTCCATACGATCAGTATATGGGATATAATTACATTGTCTCATGCCCAGTACTAGGCCTGTCAATTGTTTTTTTAATTTCAGATAACTCTTCATTCTTTTCCTTTTTCTTTTTATGCCATTCTATCAAATTTGATTTCCACAATCCAGTAGCAAATGCGTGTTTCATATTTGCCGATCTTGAAGACCATTCCAAGTTTTCAATTCTATTATCAGATTTTACTCCATTGATATGATTAACTTCTTTCTTATTGGTTTTATCATTATTCCAAATAAAAGTTAATGCAACTAGCCTGTGGTGTAAATGAGTTGTTGCATCAATCGTTAGAACTTTATATCCTGATCTATCAATCCTAGTTGCTTTCTTTTTATAAGTTTTAGCGTTACGTATTTCTCCTTCTTTATTGATGAGGTATCTACCTTCCAATCCTTTGATATCAAACCATTCTACATTATCAATATTCATTTCATTCAATCGTTGAAGTTTTATATTTAAAATTCTTTTATTGTTATGATAGTCATTTAATTCTTTAATTCTTTTTGGATTATTCTTTCTCCATTCAATACTATTTTCTCTTTTACCCATTTTAATTTAATTTAATTTATTATTATCTTCTAATTTATAAATAAATTTTAACAATCCTCTAAATGTCCAAGTACCCAAAACATTATTTTCATAAGTTGTAGTTACTACCTCATCATAAATTGGAAGATCTTTTCCTTCTTTTGTTTTTTCTTTTACAAAATTCCATAGAATATCTCGTGCTAATTCTTTATTCATATTATCTTAATTCATTATTTCTGAGAATTTACCCCAATTAACATCTTTATTATTATTATTATTTAATTCTTTTTCTTCAATATAACATTCATTTGTTTCAATTATACCATCAATATATACAATCGCTTTCTTATTATAGAAAGTAACTGGTATATATTTTTTTTCATTTGAAATGATTATAACTCCTAACTTTTCAAGTTTAGAAAGTTCTCGTTTTAATGTTGATTCACTAATATTAAAAAAATCAGCAATTTGTCTTTTAGATTGGAAACAATACTTTCCATTTAGTTGAAATCTCTTCAAATATGAAATGATTGCAGATTGAGTTATTGTATAACCTTGCTTCAATAATTTTTCTTCTATGTTAATATATTTTTCTTTCATAATAATACTTAATAATGGTTTTAATAATAATAATTAATAATGGTTTTAATAATGAGTAATTAATAGTGGTTATTGAGTTGGTTCATATTGACCTAACTACTTGGTTCATATTGGACTTACTATAGTTCATTTTGATCTAACTACTTGGTTCATATTTTTACCAAATCTATTGTATAATATACCACCTAATTTATTCATCGCTTCATTAAAATCATCATATTGTAATATTGCAATCTCAATACCTTCAACGACATTATTATAACCATACTCATTTACATAAGTTTTTAATTTCAATCTTGCCTTATTGTTTAATTTTAAATTTTCACACCAAAAACTTTCAAAGTAAGTTGCAAGACCAGAACCATCTAATGCAATAATCAGATTATCAATCAAATTTCCCACATATGGTTTAGATTCTTCAATCATTAAAATAATTTCAACAAGATCCTCTTTTGTTAATTGTAATAATTTTTGTTTTTTCATATCTAATAAATAGTATAATTTTATGAAAAAATCAACTAATAATGAAAATAGTTTGTTTTTTATCAAAGAACTATATATTTATATTATATGAACAAAACAATTTTAGAGTTTATATTGGCGGCAATTATTGATAGAAATAACGACCAATCACTTGGTGAAGAAATTAGATCACTACAAGAAACAATTTTAACAATCATAAAACAGGAACAAAATTTGATTTTAGAGAGTATTCACGATTTAATAATAGAATACCCCAACGATATTGAATTAGGGTCTGAAATCAGACGTATGTCCCATTTAATACTAATAGCGTTATATGTTGAAGAAGACATTAGTGGAGATTGCGACACCGAGTAGTGTATACTATGAGATAATACAAAATATTATCACACCAAACTTCCACTTAATCCCTGAACTTATCAGTGAGTTATCAATTGGGTTTTTAGAAAATGAGGAAAAAGTTAATAAGGTAATTAAAGATGGATGGTTTAAATACTACTTCATCAGATCCTGTGTTAATCAAATTAAATCTTCAACGAGTGGATTCCACAAGAATACTAGAATAAAAGATTTTCAATACATAGAAAATATTGAAGTGATTGACGAATCAGATATAGAAACCAAACAAACAAAAGAAGAAAAATACCTCATCATAGATAAAATCTATACAACAATACCCAAAACATACTTCCAAGAATACCTATGGCATGAATACTACACCAAAGGTAAGACACATAGACAGATTGGAAGAGAAAATAACATTTCACATTGTCTTAGTTTCCACGAAATAAAGAAAATAAAAGACCAAATAATTAAAAATATTCCAAAAACCATTTGATAAAACGGATATTATCTATTATATTTGTAGTATAAACAATAAAAAATAGAAAAATATGTGTAATTTAGTAGACGCTCTAATGGAGCAACAATGTCAAGATCCTGAGTACATCGCTTGGGTAGAACAAAAGAATCAAGAACTTAATGATCAGTGGAATCAGTATAAAGAAAGTATGGAGTATGCATACGACGTTATCTGTTCCAAGATGGATGAGGAGTATCAAATGATGAAAGAAGCGGCTGAGACCGATTATGAGTATTGTATGTAATTATGACTATATTAGAAAAATGTGAAATACTAAAAAGAAAGGGATATACATATGATCCTGAAACCGGTAACATATATGGAATGTATCGTAAACTAATTCAAAGAAAGATGACTAATGGATACATTCAAATAAATGGTAGAGGTCATTTTGGGGGACATTTACTTGGACATCACTTCGCTTGGTATATGTCATATGGTAATGATGATTTTATAATGTTAGATCATATCAATCGTATAAAAAATGATAATCGTATATCTAATTTAAGAAAGGTTACCTGTCAAGAAAATTCATATAATAAAGATTGTAAGGGTTATTTTTGGAGTAAGCACTTAAATAAATTTAAAGCACAATTAAGAGTAGACAAAAAATACAAATACTTGGGTTGTTTCACAAATGAAGAAGACGCAAGACAAGCATATTTGAAAGGAAAAGAAAAATATCATATTATTAATAATTAAAAAAAAGAAAAAGAAAAATGCCACAGACACCATTACAAAATCCAAAAAAACAACCACAAAGTACATCACGCCAAATAGCAACACAGAGTTCACTGAAAACCGTGTTGGAATGGAGTAATAGTTGTAATCGTTGTTTAACGTTAAAAGAGTTAGTATCCATCACAAATGTCGTTGTAGATTATGTAGAAAATGGATATTCCAAAGAAATAGGTCAGAGATTAGAAACAATCCAAACTTACTTGGAAGATAACGAATAATATTTACTGATTAAGAAGTATATTTATAATTAAAGGAGTATACAGAGAGGGGGTACTATTGTTTAGTTTATATTTTTTTTATCTACTCCCCCTCTCTTCTTTATTGTTTGTTGTAGGTTTATAATTGTGGGTAGTAAGTAATTTTTGTGATCATTGTAATTACCTACCCACACCCTTCACAACAAATCAAATAGTTATATATTTAATTAAAAAAGAATATATGATAACACAACAATTTTATGATCATTGTAATTATCTTGCAACACTACATAGAATGTCAAAATCACACGCTTTAGATATGGAAAATGTGATTAGAGAGAAGATTGATCCCAAGTATAATGTATGTACTAAATGTTCAGCTCAAATGAAGCACGGACAAAGTATGATATTAAATTGGTTGGAAACTCAAGAGATAATTGAAGATGTAATTAGTACAATAGAACCATTATTAGAAGAACCATTATTTGAGATGGTAACACCTGAAATAGATGTTGATGAAGTAGAAGCTGAAAAGGTTGGATGTACCAAATGTTCTAAACGAAGAAAAACAAAATCATTATGATTTGGAGATTATTTAGACCAAGACCAATAGTAAAAGTATTACTTCCTGTTCCTGCTTCAATAACTGATAAAGAACATAAAATGATTCTGACTGATTTGGAAGAAAGAGTGGGTAAGGAGTATATTGTAATGTTGATCGCTTCACCAGAGTCGTCAGAAATAAAAATTGAAATAGTCAAATAATGAGTTTATCTGCAAAACACAAAGCATTCTGTGATGAGTATTTAAGCAATGGTCTTAACGCTACTCAAGCATACAAATCCGTCTATGGAGTAAGTGATTCTGTAGCAGGTCCTAGTGGGGATAGGTTGCTCAAAAATGCTAAAATAAAAGTTGTAATAGAACAGGAACAAAATAAGACCTCAGAGAAGTTAGAAATAACCCGTGAGTTTCTAATTAAAGAGTACTTGGAATTGATTGAATCAGCAAAAACAGATGAAAACTTTATTGACAGGGGAAATTGGAATAAGTCACTGGCTCAACTTGCTAAGTTATTGGGATTGGATGCCCCAATAAAACAACAAACAGAGATAACTATTACAGAACAACCATTATTCTTAGATGACGAAGGAGAAGAATAAGTTCATATACACTACGGCATTAAGGAAGATTAGAAAAATGAAGTCCCGTATTAAAATAATACAAGGGGGAACTTCAGCATCAAAGACATTTTCAATCCTTGCCACCCTAATTGATAAGGCAATCAAAACCCCCAACCTTGAGATCTCTATTGTATCAGAAACAATACCGCATCTTAGAAGAGGTTGTCTAAAAGATTTCCTATCTATAATGAAAAACACTAATAGGTATATCCCCAACAATTATAATAAGACCCTATTAAAATACACATTTACAAATGGATCATATATAGAGTTTTTTAGTTGTGATTCAGAAGAACGACTAAGGGGAGCAAGAAGAAATATCTTATATATGAATGAGGCAAACAATATAAACTATGATGCCTACCTTCAATTAGAAATGAGAACCGATCAGGACATCTATATTGACTTTAACCCAACCTCATCATTTTGGGTTCATACAGAAGTTCTAACACAACCAAATTCAGAATTACTTATCCTTACATACAAAGACAATGAAGCGTTATCAGAAGAGATTATTACCTCATTAGAAATGAATAGGGATAAAGGTAAGACATCATCATATTGGGAGAATTGGTGGAAAGTATATGGGTTAGGTGAAATTGGATCAGTTGAAGGAACAATATACAAGGACTATGAAGTAATTGATAAGATACCTGAAGAAGCAAGATTGTTATGTTGGGGATTAGATTTTGGTTTTAGTTCAGATCCAGCAGCATTGATTGGGATCTATAAGTATAATAATGATTTAATTATTGATGAGGTTGTATATCAGACGGGAGTTCTTAATAGTGAACTATCAAATTTGATGAAACAGAATGGTGTCACTGGTGAGATCTTCTCTGACTCAGCTGAACCTAAGTCCATTGCTGAACTAAAACGATATGGACATCAAGTTAAACCCGTTGAGAAAGGTAAGGATAGTGTTAAGTTTGGTATTCAATTAGTTCAAGAGTATAAATTACTTATTACACGACGATCAACTAATGTCCTTGAAGAACTATCCAAGTATATGTATAAGAAGAATAGAAATGGAGGATATGACCCTGAACCCATTGATATGTACAATCACGCCATGGATGCGATGAGGTATGGAATAATGATGAAATTGGGTAAAAGAAAAGAAGGTGGCAATAAACCATTCGTAGGATTTATGAATGTATAAAAACATTTCCCTAGTGGAGATATTTATTTTTAATATAAAGAATTATGATACAGATTAACGTTGAAGTAGATGAAGAATTACAAGAATACCAATTTCCAACAGATTGGTCAGAGGTAACGATACAACAATTTATGAATTTATACTCAATTGATACGAATATACATCAAGGTATGTTCTATACATTTGAGGTGATCCATAAGTTGACAGGAATTAGTAGGGATATAATTGAACAAATTGATTACGAGGATTTCAAAGAATTGATTAAAAACTTGGCATTCGTATATGAACCAGTTACAGAAAATAAAAAAGAATCAGTAATTGTAGATGGGGAAGAATATTTCCTATATACAGAGTTCAATAAGTATACTGCTGGTGAGGTTATTTCAATTGAGACGATCTTACAATCAGCAGAAGGAGATATAAAGAAGGTGATGTCTAAGTTATTATGTATCTTCTTACGTAAGAAAAAAGAAAATGGTAAGTTAGAATCATATAAGACAAGTTTTATGTCTCGTGAGGAGAGTTTTAAAAAGATTAAGATAAATGAAATTAACCACATATTCTCTTTTTTTTTAACTGGAAGGGATTCATCACACAACAATACGATGGACTCTTCCAAAAACAACGAGAAGTAAAAACTGATAACGAAAGATTTGCCAAGAAATTGGGGGATAAAAAGAAAATGGATAACCGATATATATGGTTGGATTTTGTTTATACTCTAATGGATAAGTTAAAACTAAAAGAAGATGAGGTATATAAGATGGCATATGTTCATTGTCTGAATTGGTTGGGATATTTTAAGAATAAAGAAGAATTAAAAAATAAAAACACACTATAATGAGTATAACAAGTATAGTAACACTTAATCAGTTAATAGATTGGTTTCAGAATTTTCAAGAGAACCACTATATCTTAAATGATTATGGATTTGGAGAACCATATGATATTGGAACATCACGTCAGATGAATTTCCCTTATATGTGGACGATTCTAAATGAGGATAATAACATTGCTACGGCATCAAATAATAAATCAGCCATACCTGATATATCATTCTCTATTATGTTTATGGATAAAATCAATATTCAAGAGAACTACTTGGATACAAATGGTTTTCCATCAGACAACTCACAGGAGATATTGAGTGATATGTTGCAATGTGTTCAGGATTTAATTGTTCATATTCAAAATGATTGGCAACAATATGGTGTATTGATATCACAGGACGTATCATTCTATCCAGCGGTAGATGAAACAACTGACAAAGCGACAGGTATTGTGGCAAGATTTGTATTAAGAATAAGACAAGTCAATTGTATTATACCTGAAGCCCCAACCACAATTATCATTCAACCAAATCAATCAACATACGCTACATTACTTACTTGTGAGACATTAGAAGATTGTCCTGTATTTCAGACATATGCTTATACAGGAGGAACATATAATAGTGGAACAACAGAATTAACCTTAACATCCCTTAATGGTAGTACTATTAGTGTTAGTGGAATTACAGGAGGTGGTGGAGGATCAGGAACATCTGGTACTTCAGGGGTTAATGGAACTAACGGATCAAGTGGAACTAACGGAACTAACGGAACTTCGGGAACAAGGGGGACTTCAGGTGTCTCAGGAACAAATGGAACATCAGGTATAAATGGAACTAACGGAACTAACGGAACTTCGGGAACAAGGGGGACTTCAGGTGTCTCAGGAACAAATGGAACATCAGGTATAAATGGAACTAACGGATCAAGTGGGGTATCAGGCACTAATGGAACTTCGGGTGTTAATGGAACAAATGGTAGTAGTGGAACATCAGGTGTTAATGGTAGTTCGGGAACAAGTGGAGCACATGGATCGTCAGGAACTTCAGGTGTATCAGGTAGTAGTGGAACTGACGGAACAAATGGATCGTCAGGAACTTCAGGTCAAGATGGACTTTCAAATTCATTTTTTAATTATCAAGCAAAAACAAATAATCAATCAGGTGATCCTGGTAGTGGACATATTCTTTGGAATAATCTTACTCAATCAGCTTCAACTAGTATTAATGTTTCTGAATTAGAAATAGGTAATGTTAATGTTGATTTATTTTTAGGTAATCTTTCAGTTGGAAGTATTATAACTATTC